CTGTGCCACGATTCAGACTCCTGTATTTGAGATCCACCGCGAACGATTCTTCGACGGTGGGCTTCCACAGTTTGGGTGGCCATCTATCGCACTCCTCCTGCATTCTTTGGCGCAGTATCGGAGAGTGCGGAGTCGGAACGTAGACCATCCTACGCTTCGGTACAATGTAACCGTTTGCGGTACCGACGATGGCTTTCTCTCTCACAGACTGGGCAACAAAGTCTGCGCTTACGCTTGCTGTCGCGGTTGATTACCTCGATCCTTCGATGCCCCTTGCGGCAAAACTCTCTGATAGCGCGGCGTACATTTTCTGACGGAGGAACTGCTCTTAAATGGTCAGGATTTACGCACCAAGGCATTCCGCATATGTGATCGATCTGCATGCCCTTTGGGATCGGCCCCTTGGCTACCTCATAAGCCGCACGATGCGAGCTTTGGGTGTGGCGCTTGCCGTTTTCGTAAAACCTGACGCGACCGTACTGATCTTTACCGCTAGTCCCGCCTAGCCAAGCGGAACAGCCGCAATCCGTGATTGGCATACTAAGCTTAGCCATGATCGACGCTAACGATTCGTGAACCCCATTTTTGGACCCCTGCAGTCTCATTTTCATCAGGCTCCGGGGAGAGGCGTACTCGGCATCGGCGGCTGCTGCGGGCCTGGACCACCTTGTCCGCCACCGCCACCAGCCTGGGACATTTGTTTCATGATCTGCGGCAAGAAACTGTTCTGCATGATCTGCCGCAACAGGTCACGCATGCCGGTGAGCTGCACGCCGGTGGTCGGCGCGCCTTGCGGCAGATGCTTACTGAGCATCCCGACTGCGCGGTTGGCTTCCTTGAACAGCGGCGTCCCCGGCTGCAGTCCGATTGCCGCCTGCTGGATGAGCTGGATCGCCTGCAGCAATTTGTTCATGGAGTCGGCCTGATTGCCGGGGCCGGGTGCCGAGGTCTGCGGTCCCTGCGACTGCCGCGCCAGCGCAGCGATTACCGGGCCGCCACCGCCGCCGGGAGGAGCGCCGCCCCCACCGCCGCCGCCGGCCCCGCCAGGAGGAGCAGCGCCGTCGCCAGGAGGAGCGGGAGTTCCCGCCACGTCGTCTTCAATGTCGCCTTGGGCCATCGGCCACCCATCAGCACGATTGCGGCGTAAGCTAGCGCCAAATACGACACGTCCGCAACCGCGGCCCTACTTGCGCCGCCGGCCGCCGCCCGCGGCGGACTTGTGCTCGGGCATGCGCAGCACGTCGCGCATGAAGCCCTCGGCCTTCTCCTGTTTCGCCGCTTGTGCCTGCTGCTTCTCGCGTTGCCGCAGCCGTGACAGCAGCATCCTGGCCCCTGGCGGGTGCAGCATGTGGATCAGATCCTCGGCATCCACGGCGCCGGCACGAGCGAGCGCAATGGCGAGCTGGCGGTTGTCCTCGGCGAAGGCCGGCGACGCCGAATGCGAATCAACGACCACCTGGAAGCCTTCCGGGATCTGCGTCAGAAAGAACTCGGTGCCGGCGTCGGTCTTGTAGACGAACGGGTCCATGGCCTGCTGGACGCGCAGGCCGAGGTAGCCGACATCGGCGAGCTGGCGCTCGATGCGCGCCGCTTGGTCGATCAGGCGCGGCGAAGACGTCCGCACCAGGGTCTGCGCGTGAACGCCAGCGCGCACACCGGGCTCGCCCTGGCCAGACATGATCGGCGAGAAGCCCGAGGCCTCGTCAAACATTTGGAAAATAAATTGCAGCTCCTCGAGGTAGCCTTGCGGCGGGGGCTCGGTGAGCTTGGCGGCCTTGGCGTTCGGGTTGGGGTCGTTGATGAAGCCGCCCTCGTTGATGATCTTGAAGTACATCTCCTCGGTGACGCTGGTGAAGCCCGACAGCGCCTGCGGAGCATTGACGTTGCGGTCCCACATGACTTTCAGATCGCGCAGTCGCTTGTTGAGCAAGTCCTGCAGCATCTGGATGTCGGCGATGATCGAACGGCCCCAGAAATAGCCCGGTGTGGACTGCGGCTGCAGCTTGACGAATGACGAGTGTCCAGGCACGCGCGACAGATTACGCCGGGTGACATCGCCCTCGATGATGATCGTCGGATTGCCGTAGATGCACTGGATCACGGTGTAGTCGTCGCCGCGGTCGCGGTCCTTCACCCACAGCTCGCAGTGGCGCACGGTGCGTGAGATCTTCTTTTGCGGTTGCCAGGGCGTCGGTGTCGGGAAGACGTTGACGATGCCGGCCGCGGACGGGCTCGACCCCTCGCTGCCGACCGGCTGCATGCCGCCGACCACCATTTGATGGAAATAGGTTTCCGGCTCCTCATCGCGGTCGCTCGGCCGCGCCTCGAGCACGGCAGCGATGATGTCGTCCTCGCGCGGGTGGCCGATGTCGCGCAGGATGGTGCGCAGCCGCGATATGGTCGGGAACGAGACGTGGCAGAACGCTTCCTGCTCATCGAGGCCGACAATCGTTTCCGAGAGCACGCCGAAATTCTGCGGGTGGACCGGCGCGATCTTGAAGCTATAGCCGTCTGGCCGCACCTTGATGAGATTGCAGCCGTTGACCAGCGACCACGTCGTCGCCTCGGCGAAGGTCACGTCGGAGTTGGTGTTGAGGAAGTCGTCCGAGAGCTTCTCGCCGACGAGCTGGGCGCGGTCGAGCACGTCCTGGGGCTCGCCGGAATCGTAGGTCACTTGGAAGCGGACATCGGTCGGCTGCATCAGGAAGCCAGACAGCTTGTCTACGAACGGTTTGGTTTTGTTGTAGATGGCGGCGCGCGAGTCGCCGGTGCCCTGATAGTAGTACTGACCGGCACGGACATAGACGGTGCCGCGCTCCTGCGACGAGCCCATGCACTCGTCAATGATTTCCTTGGTCCACTCTTCGAGCGGAGCGCCCTTGTCCTTGGCGTCGGGGATCTTGAGCGCCATGCTTCACCAGATCCGCGCCGATCTCCGCTTCGACACCTCGATCAAATCCGGCTGCGCCCCGCTCTTGAGATTGGCCTGGAGCACGTCGAGGCCTGAGCCGAAGGCAAGCCGGGTCTGCCGGCCGTTGGCAATCGCCATCTCCAACGCCTCGCGGCCTATCGCTTGCCAGTTCGCTTTTGGCAGATCGGGGATCTGGTCCTTGTAGCGCACCGTGGGCACCGCGCCTTCGTGCCGGTCGCGGTTGAAGTCGGCGGCGTGATAGTCGTTGTGGATGATGTCGTCGGCCATGGCCGCGGCCTTGGCATGGTTCGAGCCGTTGATGGCAACCGGCTTGAACTGTTGCTGCATCGCGCGCCGGTCGCATTCCGGGCATGACGGTGGCGGGTCGTCCCACTGCTCGGCCGCCAGCGTCACCTCGATGCGGTGGAAGCACTCGCCGCATTGAAATGTTCGAACGATTGGCACGGTCAGCGTCTCCGCTGCTGCGGGTGTGATCTGCTGTGGTGCGGCTCGGGCTCGGGCTCTTCCGGTTCTGGCGCCGCTGGCGGTTCGATTGCAGCTTGTTGCGGGTCCGCTGCCAGCATGCCGGGGGTCCAGCTCGGGGGGATGCCCATGTTGATCCACGCGCCATTCCTGTTGATCCAGACATGGCCGGTGGCGTCGATGCCGATGCCCGATGTCCGCACCGCTGGGAAGTTCGAGAACAGGGTGTACTCAAAAATCGCGGCAGCGGTGCCGGTGCCGCCGGGAGTGGTGACGGCAATGGGTGCCACGCCCGAGCCCGCCGGGGTGACGCATGTGATCGTGGTGTCGTTGACGACCACCAAGCTGGTCGCCGCAACGCCGCCGAACGTAACGGCCGTCGCGCCGGTGAGGGCGCTGCCGGTAATGGTTACTGCGGTGCCGCCGGTCTGCGGTCCCGACCCCGGACTGACGCTGCTAACGACCGGCACTACACGCGGGGCTGCTTCTGCCATGATGTCCTCCTCAGAATCGCTCGCGGCGGCTGCGGTTCTTCTCGTTCACCTTACGCCAATGCTCGCTGACCATCCAACTCATGGTCAAGCCGAGGTCCGGTTTCTTCGGCGGCTCGATGTGCGCCGCCCCCCAGGTGAGGCCGCGCGCCACCAGACCGTCGCGATACCATTTGATCCAAGTGTGATGCGCGAGCACCAGGGCGCTCACCAGATCATCGTTCTCCCCGGTGTCCGGTCCCGCGCCGATTGCGCCCTGGTCTTCCACGATGGCCTGCATCTGGTTGATCAGGTGCGTTGAACGGATTTCCAGGCGCCGCAGCATCAGCGAGTCGCGCAGCTCGCTGTAGATCATCAGCTTGTTATCGGCGTTGGTCTTCCAGTTGATGATGTTGCCGGCACCGCCGAGCGTATCAGTGCGCGAGTAGAGGAACCAGCGCACCTGTCCGATCATGTCGAGGATGCGGTCGCTGGCGGGATTGGCCTGGAGGATGCCGCGCTCGGCGAGCTGGCGCAGATTGCGCACCTCGGGCATGACCGCCGCGCCGACGCCGGTCACCTCCAGATTGGCCATGTGGTTGCGGTACGAGCCCGCGAGGTGCGCCAGCACCCAGGCGAGCTGATAGGTGAGCGGCCGGTTGGATTGGAACTCGGCGACTTGCACGACGCGGTCGGCGTAACAGCGCAGCACTTGAATCGCGTGATCGTTGGCATCCTCGCCGCCGCCGCCGGAGGGATCGATCCCTATCGTGTAGATGCCGTTTGGCTGCGGCGGCTCCCAGACCCGCAGCGTGACTTCGTCGGAGTCTTTTGTTTGCTCGATCCTGCTGGCCAGGAATTGATCCTCGAAAATGTACTTGTAACCCTGGTACGGAGCGCCGGTCGCCAGGGCCTCGCCGATCTCGAGGGTGCGCGCGGCCGGGAAGAAGTGCGAGCCCGAGGCGATGAAGCATTCGCGCTCATGCCACGGGTAGTGCCGCAGCATGTACTCCTCGGCGCGATATTCGGACTCGCGCCGCCACCACGCGATTTGCTCGGGCGTGACGATGGTCTTGTATTCCTGGCGCACGAGGCGGGCTTTTTTGATCTCTTCCTCGGTGAGCGTGCCGTCCCAATAGGTGCGATAGTCGGGATCGTCGCGCGGGATTGCGTAGGTGGGATTGCTCCAGAAGCCGCAGAAGATGAACCGCATGTGGCGGTCCTGTTTGGCGCGCATGCAGTGGTGATACCACCAATTAAATCCGTTCGCGATTGACTCGTAGATGTACAAACGATTCGGGTTGCGTTGAGCCAGTGCCGCCTTGAGCGACTCGACTCCGGCCAGCGATTTCCAGGTGCCGCATTCGGTGGCGTGCATCATGTTGAGCGCGCGCGAGGCGCCGAGGTCCGGGTTGTTTGCTGCGGCCAGGAGGTCGATGACGCTGCGGTTGGCGAACGACATGCCGTTGCGATTGTTCTGGATCAGGCGATGATCCGGCCCGCGCCACTCATGCGGCAGCGTCTCCAAGAGCGAGGCGAAGATCCGCCGCAGCCGCTCGAGGTTGTCGGTGCGGTCAGCGATGATTGCGCCCTGGGTGCCGGGATTGGCGAGCGCCCAGAACAACTCGATGACGGAGCAAACAGTGGTGATCGCCACCTGTCGGCATTTCAGGATCACGAACTCATGCACGTCGTTCTCGAGGCCGGTGGAGATGGTGTCAATGACGAGGCGCTGCGACGGCCACGGCTCGACGTGGGCCCTACCAAGCTCTTTTGTGTCCACTTCGACACTTGACAGTAGCTCGTAAATTCCCTGACGGATGCTCGGGCTAGACACGGCGAGGCCTCCGCTTTGCGTCCGTGATTTTGCCCCAACGCAGCGAACAAATATGGGGCATGGCCTACTCCGTGGCCGGCGGCGAGCGCCGCACCCAGGCCTCGTATGGGACAAACGGCTGCGGCGGGGTCCGCGCGTAGCCGTCGCCTCTGCGCAGCGGCCAGCGGCCGGCGAGCAAGCGCGGCAGTGGCGGGTGATCTGGCGGCGGCTGGGGAGCGGGCCGGGTCGCCTCGGTCAAGCGCACGGCGTCGGCGAGTTGCTCCAGTTCAAAGGCAATCTCGCCGATGTTGCGGAACAGCTCGGCGATCTGGATCTGGGCTTGCTCCAGGCGAGCGGCGAAGAGCACCTCGAACGACGGCCGGGGCGGGCGTGGCTTCTCGGTCATGCGCGCTTATATAGCACGGCACGAAGGGCCTTCCTTTCGTCCGGGCGCCGCCGCTAGCCAGCCCCCACCCCCGACACCCGCTGGTGGCGGCGTTCGGTCAGTTCAGCGGCGATCTGTCGAACCGGGCGTTGACCCTGTCGCGGAGGTCATCGGCTGCAGCGTCCGCGCCCAGCATCGCGTCCTTGCGATTGTCCGCCATGGCGCGGATGCTGGTCGCGATCATCTCCAGGCAACAGGCGATCAGTGTGAACGCCTTGTCCTGGCCGTCCATCGCGGAGATGTCCACCGGCTGCGGCGGCTTGTCGGACATACTGAGCAGCAGCGCGATCAGCATGTTGCGGCTGTTATGCCCGCTCATCATAGCAGTTGCTCCCCTTTGGCGACCGCGGCCGCGGTGTAGTCGGCGACGATTGCCTCCATCAGTTCGATCTCGCGCTTGGCCTGCTCCAGGGACATCCTTCCTGTGCCCACCCAACGCCGATAAACCTTCTTGCGCATTTTCAGCTCACGCTCGACGCACGCGAGTTTTTCGGTGTTGGTGAACATCAGCGCACCTCTTCACGCCAATCGTGTTCCTTTAGTTTCTCGCTCTCGCGCAACAGGTGCTCGAGATAAAATTTCAATGCTGGCATGCCGCCGTTAGCCATCAGGTACGTTCCCAGCACCGCGCCCAAGGCTTCGATGAAATCCAAGAACTCGTAGCGGCGGCCGATTTCTGTTAGCTCGTCAGCACATTTTTGGATGCGTTCCGTCTCAAGATCGAATTGAGTTTTCATCTTCCGCATCACCGCACCTCGAAGCCGCCGCAGTGGAGCAGAAAGTCGGCAAGCCGCTGGATGCTGTCGAGGTGCAGCGGGTAATTGCACTGCGTCGGCCGATGTGCGCCGTAGCCATCGCAGCCGTTGCATTCGACTATGCCGGATGCCGGCACGGCCTCTGGCTTCCACGCCCACAGCATGCGCGCAGCGCGCTTGCCGGTGCCCTTGCACAGCGTGCACGGCACGTCGGGCGCGTTCTCCAGCTCTTGCTGATAGGTCCGCACCCAGGCCTTGGCGCGGCCGGTTGCGATCTCGGCCTGCAGGGTTTCGCCGAGAGCGAGCGCCTCGGTCACCGTCATGTGGCCGTCGTTCGACTGCCACCTGACGACGTGGTGCGAGGACTCGCACAGGTCTTTGGCCACCGCGAAGCAATAAATCGCCAGCGGTCGCCACTCCCACCATGTCATCGACAGCGTGGTGCCTTTCCAGTTCGCTGCGGGATTGTCGGTGCAGTGCCCGATCAGATCGACGCTCATGATGTCACCTCCAGCCTTCGATCCAGCGCCGCGCGCCGGCATAGTCGCCGTCCCGCGCGTACATGGTCGCCAGCAACACCAGCGTTGGGTTGCTGAGTTTTGTTTCCTCGTGTTCGTTCATGTGCGAGATCATCGCCACGATTGCCTCGCCGATGTCGCCAGCGTCGAGATATTCGAGCGCGACTTGTTTGCACCATGCGAGGTGCTCCTCACGATTGCGCATCGGCTTGTCGCTCCAACTTGTCTTCGTGCTCGTACTCGGGCTCGTGTACCGGCGGCCACTCCTCGACGCCAATGATCTCCATGTCATCGACGCTGTCGATGAACCGGAACTCCACGGTGTTGCCCTTGGCCAATTCCAGGGCGGCGTCCTCGGCCTCCTCCTGCGAGTCGGCCTCCACGAAGACCGTGGCACCCTCGGTCACGGTCTGCACGAGATCGATGCGGTATTTCATTGTCATGCGCTCCAGATGCAGATGAGGATAAACATTAGACAGCAGACCGCGAAGACGATCAGATCGAGCACTTCTTCGCGGGATTTCTCCCATGTGGTCATGTCTGGTCCTCCAGTTGCTCGGCGGCCACGATTTTCATCTCGACAATCTCGACACGCTCCATCAGGCAGTCGCCGCACCTGATGCGCGGATTGGGGATAAGCGGTGCCACTGCTTCCGCTTCCTTGTCACAGCGCGGGCACCACAGATGAATGCGGTATTTCATTGCAGCCACCACCATTCGATTGCGATCACTAAGGCCCAGCAGCCGAGCAGCAGCGCGACCTTGCGCCACAAGCCTGGACATTGCGCCCAGTGAATTTTTTCGCGGTTTTTCTGCCCGATCCACGAGAGAACGACGTAAGCGAGCGGGTTGGTCGGCAACGTCATCATGTCAGCTCCTCCGCTTGCGTTTGACGCGGTGCCAAAGGGCGCGCAGCTCCTCTGAATCCAGCCCATAAGCGTGGCCAATGGTGTTGCAGGCGTCCTCAAGCACGTCGGCTGCGTTTTCAGTGCCGTGCCAAACCTGCAGCAGGATGGGCATTGTTTTTTCGAGAACGTGGGCCGCGGTGATCGCGTCGTGTTTGCTGGCCATATGTCAGTTCCTTTCGGGTTGGTTGTTTGGTGGCTTACCCGTGGCGCTTTCCTTTGCGCAGCGCGTCGATGCCGCCGGCTGCGTCGATATCGGCCCACACAGCATCGCTGACGCGCTGATCAAAGGGACTGCCGCGGTTGGGGCAGGCAAACCATCCTCGACGCTGGCCGCGCGGCTCGGTGTAATTGATGTGCCAAGCCCCGTGCTTTTTGGCGATGCGCTCGGCGTGGGCGGTTAGATGGCCGGAATGCAGGCCAAACATGTAGCAGCTCATCTTTCATCTCCTTTGGCGTTGGCTGTTTGTTTGGTGGCTTACCCGGTTTCACGGCGACTATGATTGAACCCGTGAGAGTGCCGAACCGAGTCTTGTAGTGCCTTGCACACTTGCCCGTTGCCACCGCGGCTGCAGGATAGAACCCTCTCACGGGTGTTTGCATTGTTGCTCGTTAATTCACCACGAAAGCTTCACCGAATTTACGTTCGTGCGCGGCGCAGTACGCATCAACGAAGTCTTGCTCTGAGGCCCAGTTTTTCGCGCTGTGCAGCTCCTCGCGTAACTCATCGTCCATCAGTCCGGCCACGGCATCGCTATCGAAATGATCGCCATTGACCATGACTTGGACTATTTGCTTCTTCACCTCCTGCGGGCGGCTGCGCGCCTCGACCACCGCCCAGATCAGCGCCTCGCGCTTGTCATCGCAGTGCAGATAGAAGAGGTACGGGTCGTCGCGGAACGCGGGCCACCAGTCGGGGTCGCCCAACTCATCCGAGTCGATGCTGCGCAGGATGCACAGCGCGTTGCGGAATTGTTGTCTGGTCATGATTGCACCTCGATGATCTCGACCTCGTCGCCGCACCGCCGCCAGACGGCGGCTTCCTTCTCCGCGAGATCGCGGCGGCTGCACCATTTCGCATCAGAGAATGCTGGCCAGACTCTGCCGTCGCGGCCGGTTTGCTCTGAACGGTGATAGACGACGGCAAAAGCGTAAACGCGGTTCTGGCTGACGCGCTTGTGGGTTTGCCCTTTGCTGTCAGTCACGGTGTGCTTCGTTGCCATGTCACCACCCAAACCTTGCTGCGCAGATCGGCCCGATGCCGCGCGCGATGGACTCGTCGTTCGTCAGCGTGGCGTTGCAGACG